CACCGATGGTGCAAATGCCTCTGGTGTTGCATATGTATTTACAAGTGGTTCTAACGGCTGGATACAGGAACAAATTCTTAGCGGCTCTCTTGCGACAGGATCTGGAGACAATTTTGGTGTCTCTATTGCAATGAATGCTTCCGGAGATCGTGTTGTAGTTGGTGCCAATTTTGACGAAAGAAGTAGTCAAGTCTCATCACATGATGAAGGATTGGTTTATGTGTTTAATAGTGGTTCTTCAGGATGGACACAAAATGCAATTTTGAGTGGTAGTTTGGCAACACAAACTGGTGATTGGTTCGGTACTTCTGTTGCAATAAATGCAAGTGGTAATATTATTGTTGTAGGCTCTAATCAGGATGAAAGAAATGATTATCCACTAAGTAATCATGGATTAGCTTATGTGTTTGTTAGTGGAACAAATGGCTGGGCGGAACAACAAATTCTATCAGGTTCATTAACCTTACAAGCAACCGGTGTAGATTGGTTTGGATATTCAATAGCATTAAATGAAAGTGGCGATAGAATTGTAATAGGTGCCAGACAAGACGAAAGAAGTAACCAGCCGCCCGATCATCAAGAAGGCTTGGTTTATATATTTGATTATAATGGTACTATGTGGATAGAAACACATATTTTAAGCGGTTCACTAGCAGTAAATTCGGCAGATTTATTCGGACAATCAGTAGCAATAAATTCTATTGGTGATAGAGTTATTGTTGGAGCCAGAGCAGATGAATCAGTAATAGTTCGACCCGCCAATCTATATACATTTAGATTAACAGACACTTATGGTGATGGTTGGAATGGTGCAACAGTACAGGTACGTGAAGTTACAGGCTCTATTGTTGTAGCGACTATGGGTAGTACTTTTACAAACGGCGCCGGTCCAATTGATATAGATGTAGAATTAACACAAGGAAAACATTATGAACTTTATTTCAATAACGGAGGCTCTTATCCAAGTGAAGTTAGAGTTCAAATTATTGATCCAAATTACAATGCTATTTATACCCAAAATTCTAGTTTAGCTGCTGGAACTGTTATGCATCAATGGATTGCACAAACAGGTTCTGGGGAACCAATTCAGGCAGCAGAATCTTCTGGTTTAGTTTATATATTTACTAGTGGTTCAAATGGCTGGAAACAACAACAGATACTAAGCAGTTCTTTGACTGCTAATATTTATGATTATTTTGGCCACTCAGTTACAACTGATGCGAGTGGAAAAATAGTAGCTGTTGGAGCGATAGATGATGAAACTAGTGTTGCTGGTAGTGGTGTTGTACAGATGTTCTCATCATCACTATAGAATATATTAAAATTATAACTAGCCCACCTGAAACATGGTGGGTTAGTTATAATTTTAAAACTACTTATATTTGTAACTCATTTAGGAGAACTTACCTATGTTTTTTTATGCACAACCAGATCCAATTTTACATGTCACATCAAGTCTTAAGGCTTATTTAGAGCCAACTTCACCAACTGGCACATATATAACATTAGTAAATGGTGCAAAAGTTAGTAGTTCAAGCGGTGCAGATTCATTTTATTTTGATGGTACAAATGATTATGCTTATTTTACCAGTTCATTGAATGGAATAACAGCAAGATATTTTACTATATCATTATGGGCAAAAGTACCATATAATAATACAAGTAAAAATTATTGGCTTTTATCAAACACAATTCATCGTCAATATGTTATTAATGGTGGTTTATGGAATATTTATGATGGATTTGATGCATCTATACAAAATGGACAAGTCATTGCTAATATAGGTCAATTTAGACCACAAGGACAAATTCAATATGATGCAGGAAGTCGGACGGTTTCTACTTCAACAACTGCTCAAGGTAGAGCCGATGATGGTCAGTGGCATAATATTGTAATCGTTGGTTCACCAGGAACACCATATTCATCTGGTTATATGGGTGGTGGCGTTGGTGTATATCTTGACCTTAAATTAGGTACCGGTCCTGGTCAGGGTACTGGTTCTCCTTCAATATGGTCGCACTATAATACTCTTAAATTAGGTGCAGATGACCGTATGAGTTTCCCAAATTCGTACTTAAGTGGCCACGTAGGTTCTATACAATTTTATGATAGATTATTAACTACAGCAGAAATGCAGCAAAACTATAATGCTTTTAAGACAAAATATGGTAGATAACTATAGTAACACTATATATGCTCCATGGGCAGCATTTATGGGTTTCATAGTTTCTTAATAGTGATCCGCCAGAAATAGCGGGTTTCTTATTTTGATTAAGACATAACTAAGAACTATTTATTAAATAACTTAGGAGTTATGATGAAATGGCATTACCTGTATTAGCACCAAAAAGTCAAATAAGCGCAATTGTTTTACCGGCACTTGGCACATTAAGTCGTGTTACTGCTAGTTTACCTTTTGGTGTTTATGCCAATAATGCAGATTTCGTAACCGGCGCTGTTGATCAAGTTGCATATACCTATAAAATGTTAGGTGGCGATGTTCTTGATATTGAATTAACAGAACAGAATGTTTATGCAGCTTATGAAGCAGCTGTATTAGAATATAGTTATATAATCAATGTTCATCAGTCAAGAAACGTAATGGCAAGTGCCCTTGGCGCTCCAACCGGAACATTTAATAGTGATGGTGAATTTGCTTCCGGCAGTGTTCTTGCTGGACAAAATCCACAGTTAATGCTTCCTTCTTTTGATATTGGATATGCAAAAGAAGTTATGACAAAAACATCAGAAATGGTAGCTGTTGGTGGTAATTTAACAGTATTTTCTGCTTCAATACCTCTTATTCAAGAACAACAAGATTATGATATTCAAACAGCACTAATAAGCGCAAGTCAACAACCGGGTTGTCCTTTTGCTGGTTTAATTAATAAGAAAGTAGAAGTTAAAAAAGTTTATTATAAATCTCCAAGAGCAATGTGGAGATTCTATGGCTATTATGGCGGTATAAATACCGTAGGTAATTTAAGCACTTATGGTCAATATGCTGATGACAGTACATTTGAAGTTATTCCGGCTTGGCATAATAAAGCACAGGCCATGGCATATGAAGATAACATTTATACGCGTATCTCTCACTATTCATACGAGATTAGAAACAATAAATTACGAATGTTTCCAACTCCAGCATTGATGGATTTAAGAAGTATATGGATTGAATTTGTTATACCACAAGGCCCATTTGATTATGGAATTAGCGGTGTTAGTGGCTCTGCATCTTCAGAAAGCGATAGAGCCGGTGGTGTAAATAATATGAATACATTACCATTTGCAAATATTCCATATGAGAACATAAATTCAATTGGTAAACAATGGATTCGTCGTTTTGCTCTTGCAATTTGCAAAGAGATGTTGGGTCAAGTTCGCGGTAAATTCAGCACAGTTCCAATTCCAGGCGAGAATGTGACTCTGAATGCGGATGCACTTCTAAGTCAGGCCAAAGAGGAAATGGCTGCGTTAAGAGAGGAAATGAAGACCATCCTCGCTGAGATGACATACGACAAACTGGCAGAACAAACCGCTGGTATTACAGAAAATGCTCAAAAGGTAATAGAGAAAATACCATTAGCAATATTTACTGGTTGAGGTTAAAAGATGCCAAGAAAGAAAAATAGCAAGGCCAATAAATGGACTCAACCAAGTAATCCGCCTCCACCAATGTTTCTTGGTGAAAAGGAACGTGATCTTGTTAAACAAGTTAATGATGAAGTAATTGAACGAGTAATCGGTCAAACGCTTCTTTATTTTCCAATAAGTTATACACATACTAATTTTCATCCTGTTTATGGTGAAGCAATAGAAAAAAATTTTTTACCACCTGTGAGAGTTCATGCACTTGTTAAATTTGATGGTGTCGAAACAGCAACAGATACATTTGGTTTAGATAAAAAGACAAAAATAACTGTTAACTTTCATCGTCGCAGATTAACACAAGATCAAAATCTTTTTGTTCGTGAAGGTGATTTTGTATTTTATGGTGGCCGTTTTTATGAAATAATGACAGCTAATCTACCAAGACAGTTATTTGGTCAAGCAGAACACCGTTTTGAAATTCAATCAACTTGTACATCAGCAAGAGCGGGATTATTTGAATATCCAGCTGAAATTGATCAGGCTCTTGAGATTTTCCGTGAATTAACAGAAGATGGAAAAGTTGTAAATATGGGTGATGTTGTCGAGGGATGCCGTGGAACAATTAATAAAATTAACGCATCAAATAATTCACAAGATTTGCCACAATTTATTGACTATAATGAGAATCCACAAAACTATAAGGGTTGTGTTATATATTTAACAGCTTTGGGAGATTTTCAACCACCACCATTTCAGATAGCAAATAAATTTTATTACAATGAAGATGGTATTTGGTATACATCTCCATTCGCATTTGAAATTTTTGAAAATGGTCCATTTGGTAATGGTATATTTGAAATCACTGAGGAATAATAAATGAAAAGTCAAAAAGAAGGTGATGGAAAATTTCCACTTGACCCATCAAAAATAGAAAATATTGATTTAGCTGTTTATAAATGGCTAGATGAAAATATGAATCTTTATTCGACAACAAGCAAAGGTTGGGCAAAAACACCAGTTATCTGGGTTTCGGGCGAAAGATCATTTCAGATTAAAAATAGAAAAGAACTTCGTCAAAATGATGGTAGTTTTATTTTACCAGCAATTACAATAAAAAGAACCGGCATCAATAAGGATCTAAAACCAAAAGGTATATTTCCTGGTAATGTTGTACCAAATTTATTTAAAGACGATTATGTGGTTGTAAAACAGATTAATCAGGATAAAAGTACTAACTTTGCTAATGCAGATACTCAGAAAAAAATTGGACAATCTAATTTTAAAAGAGAAAATAAAAAAGTTGTTTATGGCTTTAAATCAGTCAAATTTCCTGTACAAGCGGTTTTTGAATATGAAATCGAATTACGAACAGAGTATCAGCAACAAATGAACGAATTAACACAACCATTTCTAGTTTTCACCGGTGCTGGTAACTATTTTGTAATTGAAAATGAAGGACACAGATTTGAAGTTAATATTGATTCAGCATATACAATTGAACACAATGGTGATAAGTTAGAACAAGAAGAACGACTATTTAAAACAAAGATAAAATTAAACGTTGTTGGTCACTTAGTTAATGCTGGCGCAAACGAGACTGATACAAATATAATTTATCGTGAAAATGTTGTTGAAGTGAAAATACCAAGAGAATATATAATGACAAATGAAAATTCTCCACTTAAAAAGAAATGGTAGAATTACCGGCTTTTGAATATAAACAACACTATTTATTTTAGAAAAGTCAAATTTAGAGGAGATTTGTATAATGACAGCTAAAAGATTTAAATTCGTTTCACCTGGTGTAAAAATCAATGAAATTGATAGATCTGTAATAACAACAAATAATGGAGCAATCGGCCCAACTGTTGTTGGCAGATTCCAACGCGGTCCCGGCTTAGTACCAGTTACGGTTGGTAGTTATGTTGATTTTGATAATGCATTTGGTCCTCCAACACGCGGCGTGGTTAACTCAACAAGAAGCGATGTTTGGAGAACAGGTCAAGTACAGTCTCCTACATATGCTGCATATGGTGCTGAAGCATGGTTAAAAAATTCTTCACCATTAACAGTAGTTCGTACATTAGGTGTTCAACATCCACAAGCTATTGCCGATGACAAAGCGAAAGCTGGCTGGAAAGCTGGCAGTGGAAGATCAACAGTAAGTGGCGGTGGTGCTTGGGGTATTTTTATGGCGGATTCAGGTTCTGCCACAACTGCTTCATTAGCAGCTGTAATTTATTTAAGAGAAGGTGAAGTTGAACTTTCCGGTACAAATTTGGCTGGTACGCCAGTTCAAGATAGTAAAGTATTTGTAAAATCAGTTGGTAATAATTGTGAATTTAGATTAGTAATCAAGAATGGTGCTGGAACTGAAGTTGTAAAAACATCAGTAAACTTGAACAAATCAAGTTCAAAACATATTCGCAAAATTTTAAATACAAATCCAGTTCTAACAAATGTCGAAATCACACCAGCATCAGCACTTAAAACATACTGGCTTGGCGAAACATTTGAAACCTTTGTCAGTACAGTTGTTAGCAATCAAGATGATGATGATGGTGTCATTGCCTGTGTTGTTCCACTAGAAAATACACTCGATCTTGATTCACCAGTAAATCTTGGTGATCACTTGGGTGTTCAAGCACAGCCAGCAAAAACAGGCTGGGTTATTTCACAAGATTTAAATTCATTAACTGCATCTTTTGATCCAAAAGATATGCCAAAACTATTCCGTTTCTCTACGCTCGGTGGCGAAGAAGGCGATAGTTCGGGTGAATGGGAACAAAAGAATGTTAAAATCTCAATTGAAGACGTTAAGGCTTCTAACAATAGTTTCAACAAGTATGGTTCATTTACTGTAAAAGTACGTAAAATGACCGATTCAGACAAAAAACAAGAAGTTCTAGAAACATTTAGTGGTGTTAATCTAGACCCAACTTCACCAAACTACATCGCAAGAGTAATTGGTGATAAGAAAGTTATTTGGGACAGCGATCAAGAAAGACACAAGACACTTGGTTCTTATGAAAATCGTTCAAACTTTATAAGAGTTGAAATGGATACACTTTTGGAACAAGGCGCATTAGATCCTGTTTTACTTCCATTCGGCTTCTTTACTCCACCTAGTTTTATTGCTGGTGAATTAGAAGATACGGATATTGTTAATAGTGGCTCAACTCTTGTTCTAGGACCAATTGATGCTGGTCTTCCAATTAGTTGCAGTCTCTTGTTCCCAACATTACCAATGGTTTCAAAAGTAACCAGAAGAGGTGATAGAACATATCTAGGTATGGAATCACTAAGTGGTAATGGTAGATTGTTTAATGACGATGTTTTAGATCTATTAAGAGCTAAACCACAAAACGTCTCAACATATGAAGCTGGATTAAACGATACTCTAATCGAAAACAGTGTAGTGTTTACACTTGACGATGTTAAGTTATCAGGCTCCGCAGCTGCAGAATGGGTAGCTGGTTCACGTAAACTAGGTGAATCATTAACAGCCCTTAGTGCTTCAGTAACAGGCTCAGATGAAGGCTACAGAAGTATTTTGAATGCTGGCTTTAATCAATTCACTATGCCACTGTTTGGTGGTACAAACGGTTTCCGTATAGATGAAAAAGATCCACTAAGAAACAAATTCATGACTGGCATGTCTGAAGATGATCTTGAAGGTAAATCAAATTACGCTTTCTACTCACTAAAGAGATCAGTCGATTCTGTAGCAGATCCAGAAGCACTAGATATGAATTTGTTAACTGCTCCAGGTGTAACAAATGTTGTTCTTACAAATCGTATAATGGAAGTTTGTGAACAAAGAGCAGATGCATTAGCTATTATCGACATTGAAGGTGGCTACCGTCCAGAATCAGATCCAGACAATGCTGAAGATCTTGAAGCAGATAGACTTGGCTCAGTTCAAGAAACAATTTCTGCTATTAAGCAAAGAGATCTAAATTCAAGTTATGGTTGCACTTATTATCCATGGGTTAAAGTCCGTGATAGCCGTGAAAATGGCGAAGTTTGGATGCCACCATCAGTTGTAGCACTTGGTACAATGGCTTCATCACAAGAAGTCTCAGCAGTATGGTTTGCACCAGCTGGATTCAATCGTGGCGGTCTTGACCGTGGTTCTGCAGGTCTAACAGTAACCGAAGTTCGTGAAGTTCTAAAGGCAACACAGCGTGATGATCTTTACGAAGTCAATATTAACCCAATCGCCAGATTCCCAGCAGAAGGTATTGTAATTTTCGGTCAAAAGACTCTACAAGCAACACCATCGGCACTTGATAGAATCAATGTTCGCAGATTGGTACTCTTCTTGAAGAAACAAGTTTCAAGAATCGCTTCAGGTCTACTATTTGATCAAAATATTAAGTCAACTTGGCAGCGTTTCATCAACGAAGTTAATCCGTTGATGGATAGTGTCAAGGCTGGTGGTGGTATCGTTGAATACAAAGTTGTTCTAGATGAAACAACCACAACTCCAGATTTGATTGATAGAAATACTATGTATGCGAAAATCTTTATCAAACCAGCTTATGCAATTGAGTTCATTGGTATCGACTTCGTTATCACAAATAGTGGTGCTTCATTCGACGACCTTTGATAATTAAAATTTAATATACTAATTAAGTGTGATAACAGGAGATTTATAAAATGGCAAATTTTTGGACAGACGGTAAAATAGAACCAAAAAGACAAAATCGTTGGGTTGTTCAATTCGACGGTATATATAATGGTAACATGTTCTTTGCTACAAAGGTTGGTAGACCATCAATTGAAGTTTCAAATAAAGAACACAAGTTCCTTAATCACACTTTTAATTATCCTGGTCGTGCTACTTGGAAACCAATCACATTAACTATGGTTGATACTGCCGGTGGTGGTGAACCAGATAAGGGAATTGATACTATGGCATCACTAATGGATATTCTTAGTGATTCCGGCTATATCGTTCCAGCAAATGAAAACTCACTAAATACTATTGCTAAAGGTAAAGCAACAAATAGTTTAAGTTCTGGTGCTCGCGGTGGTGCTGGTACTGGTCAGGTTCGAAGAAATTCAAATGGTGTTATTATTCAATTAGTTGATCCAGAAGGAAGAACAATCGAACAGTGGACATTAAAAAATGCATTCATTACAAAGTTCACACCAAGTGAATTAAGTTATGAAGATGATGGTATCGCTACAGTAGATATTGAAATTACATATGACTTCTGTGTATTCAATGAAGGTAGCGCACGCACCAAGAAGTTCGAACCACAAAATACCAGCGGTCAAGGCTGATATTTAACTTAACAAAAGAAATTTATGGGTATATCATATTTAATGGTATACCCATATTTCTTTTTAGAGGTGTTAAATGAGAGATAATGAAGACAGATTAGGTGCAATGGTTCAAGCAGATGCACCAGTTACACAGCCGGTTCAGACAACACAAAATAATTTATTAAATTTCGTTGCTCCAACAGAATTTGTAGATCTACCATCAAGAGGCGAATTTTATCCACAAGGTCATCCTCTTAGGGGTAAGACAAAAGTTGAACTTAAGTTCATGACAGCAAAAGAAGAAGATATTCTTACTTCACGTTCCCTTATTAAAAAGGGCGTAGTTTTAGATAGACTATTAGAAAGTCTATTGATTGATAAAACTGTTAAACCAGAAACACTTTTATTGGGTGATAAAAATGCACTTATTGTTGCAGCGCGTATTTCTGGTTATGGCTCTTCTTATAAGGCTTCTGTGACTTGCCCAAATTGTGGAACTTCATCAAAACACGAATTCCAGTTAGATAAATTGCAACCACATTTTTGTGAAAATTTTGAAGACTTGGGAGTTAAAAAACTTGACAATGGAAACTTTACGGTAACTCTTCCAAAAACAGGCGCACTTGTAGAAGTAAGACCACTATACGGTTCAGATGAAGTAGAAATGACAGAAATTGCCGAGAAAAGGAAGAAGATGAATCTTCCAGAAGAAGTATCAACTTCTCAGATGAAGGCATATGTTGTTTCTGTAAATGGTAATAAAGAAAAACCATTACTAAAACAGTTTATTGAAAATATGCCAGCTCTTGATGCAAAAACTTTACGCTTGGTATATAAAGAGATTATGCCAAATCTTGATATGACTCAGGATTTTAATTGCTCCACTTGTTCTTTTGAACAGGACATGGAGGTGCCCTTTACGGTGGACTTTTTTTGGCCTAAGTGATGAATATATAGAGAACGTTTATGAACAGTTCTTTATATTAAAATATCATGGCGGTTGGAGTTTTATAGAAGCATATAATCTTCCAGTAAAAATTAGATTATGGTTTCTTAAAAGACTAATCAAACAAAAAGAAGAAGAGAAAGAAGCTATAGAGAAGGCTACAAAGAAAAAATAATATAGGGCATTAATAGCCCTATATTTTTTTGATAATGCTATTTATTATGTCGAGGTGTATGTATGACAGATAAGTTAGTCCCACTTATATTAGAATTAAATGTGCAAGAAGAAAAAAGACTTGATGAAAGTTTTTTACGAATGTTTGGCGGATTAATAAATAAATTAATGCAAAGAATGTTCGGTATGCCAACACCAGAAATCGTTATTCGTGGTACAGATCAGCAGATAGATGCTTTAAAAAGTGCTCTTTCTTATGAAAAGAAGTATCTAGAAACATTTTATGCTCTTGGGTTAGATAACCCTCGTACATACCGCTCAAAGGCTGAATTAGATAAAGCAACGGCCTCTTTTGAAAGAATAACTGGTCTTAAGTGGCCTTTTAAATGAGGTTAAGCAATGGCTGATGAAACAACTTCTGCGGAACAAAAACTAATAAATAAGTATAAAGCCGAAGCAATAGAACTTCAAGGTAAGATAAATAATCTTGAAGAAGATTCAAGAGATATTATTGCGGGTTCAGTAGAAGAGGCCCAAAAAGAATTAGAACTTCAAAAAACAAGAGGTGCTTTACTACTTAAAAATCTTGAACTAGAAAAAACATCTGCTGCAGAGAGACTCAAATCTGGTGAAATAACAAAACAAGAACTTGATGATATTGAGGAATTGTATAAAAAGCAAAGAAAATCAGTTCTTGATATCTTAAAAGCAGAAGAAAAGAAACTAGATCTACTCAAAAAAGAAGAAGAAAGAACTAAATCAATTAAGAAAAATGTTCTTGGCATAGTTGAGGCAGAACAAACACGTCTTACTACATTAAATGATATAATAAAAGCCGTAGCCGATACTACGCCAAAAGAAGCCTTTATGTCATTTGTAGCTAAACTACAAGAAGCAGCCGGTCTTATTTTTGTAGCCGCAGAAGCATTTAATGCTACAACTTCAGCATTAAATAAAGCCACGAACTCAGCCGGTAAATATGATTCTATGGTTGCAAACATAGCTTCTTCTAATATTAGAATGGGTATGACTTTTGATGATGCCGCAAATTCAATTGGAGCATTATATGAAGGTTTTGGTAACTTTACAAATATGTCCGAGGAAGCGCAGGCCGATTTAGCAAATTTTACTGCACAAATGGATAAGGCAGGTATTTCTTCTAGTGTTACAGCCAGACTATTAACAACAGCTACCAAGAGTTTTGGTATGAGTGTTGACCAAACAAAAGCATTCTCAAAAGAACTCTTCCAGTTTAGCAGAGCAAACAATATTTCAATGAAGGCTATCAATGATGGCCTAGCTACTATGATGCCACGACTTGCTGCATTTGGCAAGGAAGGTCCAAGAATCTTCAAAGAAATGACTTTGGCATCAAAAAATCTTGGAATTGAAATGGGTAAACTTCTTGATATAACAGAAGGATTTACTACATTTGAAGGTGCAGCCGAAGCTGCTGGTAATCTCAATGCTGTCCTTGGTGGAAATTATCTTGATACCATGGAGTTATT